TACATGGCTGCTAATGGTGTTTCTGAAGAAGAAGCAATGAAAGCCTGCGGCGGTGATATGAAGAAAGCTGATGAGGCTCCTGCTGAAGTAGAAGCCACTGAAGTTGAAACACTGAAAGCTGATCTTGAAGCTCTTCGTTTGGACAATGAGCGCCTGCGTAAGGGCCTGATTGAAGAAGGCTACGTTATCAAAGCTGAGACCATCGAAAAGAAGGCTCCAGTTGAGATGCTTGAAGTTGGTGGTGAGATGGTCGTTAAGTCGGACATTCCTGCCCCAGTGTTGAAAGCCCTAGAGGCTGCTGAAGTTGCTAAGAAGCAACATGAGATTGAAAAAGCTGACATTGAACTTGCTAAACGTGCTGGTGAAACCCTCCCACACTTTGCAACTGATGTAGCTAAAGCTCTTCTGAAGTCGTTCTCGGAAGAAGAAGCTATTATGGTAGCACTTAAGGCCGCTGATGCCGCTTTTGCCGCTGCTATGGATGAATTTGGTAAGTCGGATGTAAATGGCGAGTTCGCCTCTGCAACTGATAAACTTGATGCTCTCGTTAAGTCCTATATGGACACCAACAACCTGAAAAAGAGTGACTATGCTAAGGCTTATGCGGCTGTAGCGAAAACCGATGACGGTAAAGCTCTTATCAATAAATCCTATAAAGGGGAATAATTATGGCCGTTATGCAATCTCGCGATAACCGCACTTTCATTGCTGGCGTGGACCTCTCGTCGGCACAATTCAAATTCGTTACTCTGGAGTCGGACGGTTTCGTTGATCTGGCTAACTCGGCTGGTGAAAACGCTATCGGTGTGTGCCTTGCTGGTGGTATTGCTGGCAACGCTGTGACTGTCTGTGTTTCGGGCAAAGTTACTGTTGAGGCTGGTGGCACTATTGCTGCTGGTGCTGCTGTTCAAACTGGTGCTGATGGTACTGCTCTGGCTGCTGCAACTGGTGATGTGGTTCTTGGTTATGCTTTGGAAGCTGGTGTCGATGGTCAAATCATCGCTATCGAGCTGATCCAAGGCGGTAACGTCGTAGCCTAATAACTAAAGCATTTAAGGATATATTAAAATGGCTCTTTTGACCCCATCTAGCGTTCATTTGGACGCACCCCTCTCGAACCTGACTCTGGCCTATGTGCAAGAGCAGACGAACTTCATTGCAGACAAAGTGTTCCCCACCGTTGGTGTGCAGCGTCAGTCGGATAAGTTCTACATCTATGACCGCGACAACATGAACCGTTCGGGCGACGTTCAGAAGCTGGCACCTCGTACGGAAGTAAACCGTATCGGCATGACCATCTCGAATAGCTCGTACTTTGCAGACGTATACGGTCTGGGTATGGACTTCGACGAGCAGACCCTTGCTAACGAAGATGCTATGCTGGAAATCCGTTCGGCTGGTGCTACCACTCTGGTCAACCGTCTGTTGATCCACCGTGAAGAGCAGTTCGCTTCGACCTTCTTCGCTGCTGGCGTATGGGGTTCGCAAGCTACCCCGTCGAACCTGTGGTCGGACTACACCAACGCGACCCCAATCACTGATGTGACTGCTGCTCGTCGTGCTATGCAACTCAAGTCGGGCGGCTTCAAGCCAAACACGATGGTTGTTGGTAAAGAAGTCCGTGACGTTCTGATTAACCACCCTGACATCTTGGCTCGCCTGAATGGTGGCTCGACTGTCTCGAACACCGCTCTGATCACCAACGCTAAGTTGGCTGAAATCTTTGAAGTAGAGAACTTCTACGTCATGGAAGCTGTGAAGAACGGTGCTGCTGAGGGTCTGGCTGAAGCTAACGCCTTCATCGGTGGTAAGCACGCCCTGCTGGTTCACACCCCACGCACCGCTGGTCTGATGACCCCTGCTGCTGGTGTTACCTTCGCTTGGAACAACATCCAAGGTGCTAACAACCTCGGCGTTACCGTCGAATCGTTCTCGGATGATGCACTGCGTCGTCAGCAAGTTGCAGAACACATTCAGGTTAAGATGGCATACGACATGAAAGTTGTCGGCGCTGATCTGGGTTACTTCTTCAACACCGTGATCGCCTAATCTAAAGGTGGACCCTGAGTTTAACTATTGGCTCAGGGTCCAACCCAATAATAACAGAACATAATATTGTCCTTATAAAGGAATTGTCAAATGCACCCTATCTATTTGGGTTGGCAGGTCGATTGGCCTGTATTTATTAAGACCCCACTCTCCGCTGATGGAAAGTCTTGGGGCCGTGGTGAACACTTTAACTGGTTAGAACGAGGTATAGACGCTGATAAAGTAGCTATGCTGTACGGCTCTGGTTATTTGCACCATAATCGGGAATTAGAAGTTCAGGCTAAAGTTGGTGACCGTCTTTCTGAGATGAATGGCGCACAACTAAAGACGCTAGTGAACTTAATCAATACTGAGGTAAAGAAACGTACCTCTAGCACCAATGAGTTTGAGAACAAAAGGTGCAAACAATCCACACTAGATGATAAGCAACGTGGTCTTATTCGTCGTTTCCTTGTTGGTAATAAGTGGATCACAGAAGATTTTTACACTATGCGAGATACAATTCTCGGTGAGTAACTGATAAGGGGCGACTAGATGGCTTGGTCATACGATCCTTCGGATTTGAATACAACTACGGCCTCTGGTCGCCTAAACACTGTTCGCCTTCTTATTGGTGATACTGATACCGCAGACCAACAAATGCAAGATGCTGAGATTACCTTTGCCCTTGCTCAGAATGGTGACAATACTTACTTGGCCTCTTCTTGGTCTTGTCGTGCACTTGCCTCTAAGTTCGCTCGTATGGTTACGACACAACTTGATGGTGCTTTGAAGGCTAACTACTCTGACCTTATGCAGCACTATCAGCAGATGGCAGATAACCTAGAGTACCAAGGCAAGACTTCTGGTGCTGCACTAGGCGTAATTGCTGGGGGCATCTCTAAGACCACTGTAGAGGCTGTACGGGCCAATACAAATCGTATTGAGGGTTCCTTCCGCAGAGACCGTTTTAAGAATCCACCAAGCTACCAAACACCTGAGTATGAATAAGGAGACGAGGTATGTCTTTTCGCTCCTACGAACTCCTTAAACTTGTCAAAGATCATGGTCAAACCTTTACTCTGAGGAAGCTCACTAACGCAGGGACTTACAACCCAGCTACGGGTTCTGTATCAGGTTCAGCAACAACAGACTATGATTTTGAAGGTTACTTCTTTAACTTCTCTGTTGGATTGCCCACTGGTGATGAAATCCGTCGTGGCACTCGTAAGTGTGTTATCCCTGCCCTTGGCCTTGCTGTAGTACCTGATGATGAAGACCTAATTATTGGTCAAGGTGATAATGTCACAATCGTGAGTGTTATGACAATTTTCAATGGTGGGTTTGCTGTCTGTTATATCTGCGAGGTCAAAGAATAATGGCACAAGGATCAGGTAGTATTCAGGCTACTATGAAGGCAATAAAGGGTAAGATCGACGTAAAAGCAGCAGAACAGATTGAAGACAAACTCAAGCATGTAGCAAGTTATGTCGTCTCTATCTCTCCAGTTGATACTGGTGCTTATGTCGAATCCTTTTCCATCGGTCCTGCTAACTTTGGTGGTGGACGATCTCGTAAATCAGAGGCACGTTCAAACGGGGTTAAAAAGGGTTCTGGTGGGGCTAACCCAGAGAGCTTTCGTGATACAGCCAGAGAACAACTAAACAGTGATATTGCTGGGATGGACATACCACAGATGGTCGAGAGCGGTAATGTTAAATTTACCCTTCGTAATCGTGCGCCCCACGCTGTAGACGTTGAAAATGGTGAAAGTTGGACCAAAGACGGCTACCATGTTTTTGCTAAGACAAAGAGGAAGTTTGGGTAATGGCTAGCATTTATGACGACATCCGTGCTGCCTTAGAGGTTAAGCTCTCCAATGTCTCTGGCATCCCTGCTATTGCCTATGAGAACCTCTCCTTTAGCCCTACAACTGGTACACCCTTTGTACAGCCCCGTTTAATTCCCGTATCTCGCCGCCCTGCTGTAAGAGGTTTAAATCCTCAGCAAAGGTACGAGGGTGTCTTCCGAGTATTCTGTTACGTTCCTGAAGGTAATGGTCCATCTGCTGCGGACGACTTAGCAAATAAGGTGCTTGATGCCTTTGATGCTGCGACTGACATTTCTTTTACTAATGCTCTTGGCAGGACCACTATTGTTTCTGTTGATTACGCAGAGAGAGATAATGGTTTTATAGATAACCCGTGGTATTATGTAGCAGTAAATATTGGCTGGTACGTCTACGCCTAAAAGAAAGGTACAGATAATGTACAAAGCTAAACAAAATTTTGCTTTTAGTGGCAAAACATACTTCGTCGGTGATGAAGTTCCCACTCATGTAGCCGAGTCAGTTAGTACTGCTCTGACAGAGAAACCTCGCGCTAAAAAATCCCCTATGCCCATAGAAGAAATCTCTGAAGGAGAAGAATAATGGCTTTTTCACAAGGTAGCCGTTCCAGCCTTTCGTATATTGCGGAAACGGCTTTTGGAACCACCCCATCCACTCCAACTTTCGCTTACTTGCCAATCAACACGCACTCCTTGGACTTGACCAAAGACCGTGTAGAAGGTAATGAAATCCAAGCTGACCGTATGCCTCGCGTTGATCGTCATGGCAACCGTCAAGCTGG